TACTCAAAATTAAGTGAGATGCCATTGATTAACTTTCAAGAGTGCTTGAATGGAAACTATGGACATATCAAAAAACGAGAAACAGAAACATACACCGTTTCTGATTTCAAAGCCTGGTTGTTGATTTATGATTTGTTTTTACAGAAATATGATGGAAAGAATCTAAACACAAAATACAACATATTAAAAAGTCTATTATCCTTAAAGGCTGCATACATTGAGAGTGGCGACCCATTTTTATTGACTCAAATAAAAATAAAGGAAAGTGAGTTGCCGTTGGTTCAAGAGAAAAACCAAGAGATAGATTTTATTGAAAATTTAGTTGAATTAAGTAAATTTATGGGCTACAGGCTAGACATCAAAACCGAGACTGTAGACACGTACTTTGCAATAATAAAAAGATATGAGCGAGAAAATAAAAAGAAGTGACATATTTGAGGGAGATATTTTCTCCCAAATCAAGAACGACTTAGAACAGTTGAATAAGATTCTTGAGCAGCATGATGAGAAATTACGCTCAATTGCAAAGGTGTATAAAGAGGAGATTAACAATTCTCAAAAAGCATCTATCAAAGAAATTCAAAAACTTAACTCCTTAAACGAACAAGCGAGTAAAAAAGTAGCTGAAAGAACAAAGCAGCAAAAAACCATGCACGTGGTTCAGCAGGAAGCTGTCAAGCTGGATAAAGCGGTTGAGAAAGCCGAAGCTCAAAAAATCATGGCTTATTCGAAACAGAATAAAGAGCTGCAACAGCTTAGAGCTGAAAAAAATAAGATAAACAAAGCTATTCGAGATGAGATTAAGCAGGCGGATAGGGCTGCTAATGCTTACGACAGGCTTAATGATGAAGCAAGAGATTTAAAGAATGAATCAAAGCGTTTAGGGGCTGAATTGTTTGATTTAGAACGTTCAGGAAAGAATAACACTAAGGAATTTAAAGATCTTGAAAAACAATACCGAGAAACAACAGCCGAAGCATCGAAATTAGATGGTGAGTTAAAGAAGATAGATAAGTCTTTAGGAGACAATCAAAGGAATGTAGGTAATTACGAGAGTGCATTTGACAAGTTAAAAGGAACTATTACTAGTGGTTTTGGTGCGCTAGGTGCAGCGGTTGGAGTTGGTGCATTAGTCACAGGACTATTCAACGTGAGTAAGGAGTTGAGCAAAGCTGAAAACACAGCTAGACAATTCTTCAACACAAGCCAAGAAGGTAGTAAGGCAATAGCGCAAGAAGCTTCAACTCTCGCTAAGGTGTATGACAAAGACGTAAACGAGGTATTAAGAACAGCTAATGTTCTATCCAAAGAGTTTGGAGTTAGTGGAGAAGAAGCGCTCGCGATGATAAACACAGGATTTGAAAAAGGAGCTGATGTTAGCGGTGAGTTTCTTGATAATTTGTCTGAATACTCTACACAATTACGACTTGCAGGATTAAGCGCAGAGGAGTCAATATCTATTATAACGGAAACACAAAACAGGGGGGTATTTAGCGACAAAGGTATTGATGCTATCAAAGAAGCCACTATTTCATTAAGAGAGATGGCGCCAGCTACTCAGGAAGCTATCGAAATGATAGGAATGAGCGCTGATGAAATTCAAAGAGATATTGAGAGTGGAGCACGTACTTATTTTGATGTTATTCAAGAAATAAGCGACAAAACTAGCGAGTATGGAGAGAAATCACAAGAAGCAGGAGTTATATTAGCCGATGTTTTTCGTGGCGCAGGAGAAGATGCAGGTAAATTTATCTTTGAGTTGGGTGATTTAAACACCTCTTTGGATGACTTAGAAGACCAAAACAAAGGACTAGAAGGAGCTGTTCAAAATCTTACTCGGTCATGGTATGATTTTGTTAACGGTGTCGAAGATGGCACTGGTGCAATGAATGTTTTTTCGGGCGTTATTAATTTTGTAGCCGACAATTTAGGCGCAATATTAACGACAATAGGAAGATTAGTAGCTGGTTTTGTAGCTTACAAAACGGCTATGATTGCACTAAATGTTAAAAATGAAATAGCTAATGAAGGTTTAGGCAAGTTAGTTAAGAACTTCTTTTCATTTAAGAATAATGCAGACGGAGCAACAAAATCAGCGTCGGGTTTTGGAAAGTCATTAAAGGCTATTGGGTGGAGCGCTTTAATTGGAGTAGTGATTGAATTAGCTGTTGCATTCTATGATGTCGCTAGTGGCGCAGCAGAAGCTAGAAGAAAAGCCGAGGAGTTAGATAATTACAAGGCTAAAGCAGCAGAAGATGCAAACAAAAGAATATCAGACAACAAAAAAGAATTAGATTCAGAAATTGCAGCCTTAGAACGTAGGCAGAAAATTGAAGAAGCAGCAGCTAAAACAGACGAGGAAAGGTTCGAAATTCAACAGCGGTATAGACAAGAGAGAAAAAAGTTGCTAGTTGACAACATGAAAGACCTTCGTGATGAAGTTAGAGAAGTAGGAGCTAAAACTGTTTTTTATCGTGAGTCGTTAAACGAAATTAATCAACTTACTGAAAAGATTAATAACACACAGGATCAAACGGAAATGATGGGTTATTATAAAGAAAGACAGCGATTAACAACGGAGCTATCAAAAAGTTTAGGCGTAACATCGGAGGCATGGTTTGGTTTAATTGAACAAGAAGGCACATGGATAGAGGTTCAATCTAGGTTAGACGCCTTAGTTCAAAGTAACACCGATAAATTAAATATTTACCGTGATGAAATTTCTGGCAGTGCTAATGAGGTCAAGAATTTAAGTACCGAAATAGCAGCCGAAACAATAACTAGAGAAAATAATCGTGATAAGATAAATGCTCAAACAAAAGGGCTTAAAGGACAAAACGAAGAATTAAAAAAACAATACTTAACATTAAAGGACATTGATGACTTATTAAACGAAGGTGATACTTTAGATGAAATTGAGAGTGAAGAAATAAGTCAAGAAAATGAATTAATTGAAAAAAGACTAAATGAACGGTTAACAAAAATAAATGATTTAGAACGATTAAAAACATTAACCGAGAAAGAAGCAAACGAACAACGATTACTGGCTGAAATGGACGCTTTAAACGAGCGAAAAAGAATACTGATTCTTTACGGTGAAGACGTAACTGATATTAATAAGGAGATTTCAGAAAAGCAACTTCAAATTCAAAAAAGTTTATTTCCTGAAACTGAAATTGAAAAAGAAAAAGCGAGAGAGTTAATCGACATTGCAAAAGATACTTATGATGCTTTGCTTCAAGAATATCAAAAATATAACCAAGATAAAATTGACGAGTTTAGAAGGGAAGAAGAAGCAGCGGAGAATCAATTGAAATTATATCAAGACTTAGCCGATAAAGGTGCTATAATTGATTCTCAAAGCATAGCGGATGAGGAGAGAAGAAGACGAGATGCAATGTCAGAACAGAAGCGATTAAGAAAACAAGAGGAGCGCACAAAGTTTATTTCGTTAGCGTTGCAAAATGCTGTCAACCAAGTAGAGCAAGGAAAATCAGTTGCCGAAGCATTGACATCAACAGTCGCATTACAGGCAGCCGTTAAAGCCTTATTCGCAGGATTTACAGGCTTTTGGAAAGGTACTGACAACGCCCCCGAGGGGTTTGCGTGGGTGGATGAGAAAGGAGCGGAAATTCACACTGATAGTAAAGGAAATATTAAAGATTTCGGTTCTGATGGTGGTGCAAGATTGAAGTTCTTGGAGCAAGGAGATAAGATAATACCGCATGAAAAATCAATACAGTTGCTACAGGGCGGTAACGCTTCCAAAAAACTAGACACTCAATCTATAGCGAATAAAGCAAATAATGAGCAAATAAGACTTTTGAAAGCGCAAAACGCTTTGCTTAAAAAGTCAATTGAAAGTAAATTAACAGCCGAATCAGTTGGAAATATTATACACATTACAGGCGAAGACAGAAAAGGCACTATGAGACGAATAAACACGTATAGAAAATGAAAGTAATATTAGACGGAAGTGTAGAGGTGAATCCCGAAAATTACCTTGAAACAAACTTTGCTATTGATTTAAGAGAGCGTAGAAGGTTGCTGCTTGAGCCTACTAATCAAGTAATGACTTTTTTTGGTGATGATATGCAGTATATTCTAAACCATGTAGCCACCTACTCACGAGCGCAAGGGATGCCGTTAACGATTGACTTCGAAGACCCTGATAACACTATCCTTGAATATTACATTGATTTCACAGCAGATTCTTACGAAGTGGGAAGCGACTTTGTTAATGTACAGATAGTAAGAAGGAAGAGTTTAGACCATTTTTTTAGATTAGCAGAAGGGAAAAGCCTTTCGGTTGTCAACTATCCGAGTGCCGTTCATCGTTATATTGATTATCAAATTATACAGCCCCAACAAGGCTTGACCTACATTAGTCTAACACTCGCTTTCTTGTCACTTCAACAGGAATTAGCGCAATCAATTAAGGACGTTCAAGAGTCAATTGCAGATGTGCAAGAAGCCAGCACACCGAGTGTTTCAGCAGCTGGTCCAGTTGTGAATGTTGGCGCTATTATTGCTGCATCAATTAAATTAGCTGCAAGAGTTGCGTATGCTATATTCATCGTCGCAGCTCTAATTAACGTTATCACAGACATTCTAAAGTTGATATTCCCTCCAGTCCGACAGTTTAAATGTTTGCGCCTTCGAGACCTTGTAAAGTCTATGATTGAAGATTTAGGTTTTTTCTATGAAAGTAGTTTGTTAGATTCTTTGGATGGGGCTACAATTATTCCTGTACCAGTAAGGAAGAAAGACCCGATTTGGCTTCGAGAGGTGTTCTTTCCTCAATCGTTAGCGTACAATGATTTTTACCCAACTAATAGAGACACAATAAAAACAGGAGCGGATGTTATTGATTTTGTTGAGCGAACATTCAACGCTGAAACAATGGTACAGAATGGAGTGGTAAGAATTGAAAGACGCTCATTTTGGTTTGAAAATGCAAATCAAAATGTCACAGCAAACTTCAATGTGATGCCTGACGAAACTACACTTGTGACGTATAGTAACACGATGTGGAAGAGAAAACTATTCAGCTACTCGATTGATGCTAACGATATAAATACATTGGATGACCAAAACGGAACGATTGATGAATACAACGCATCTTTAATGAACTCGCCAAACCCTGACATAGTGACGCTAAAAGACTTCGAAGACGTGAACATAAGCATGTCAAGAGCGACGAAGAAAGGAGATTTAACAGCAGTTGAAATCTTTGCTAAAACATTAGCAAGTGCAGTTGATTTTTTTGCAGGGACTAATTTTGTTCAGCAAATTCAAAGTCGTGAGAATATAATGGTAGTTAGTGACCAATATTTCACAGTCACAAAATTCGCATGGTGCGTTGATTCACGACTACACCCGAATCAAAATCAATTCATCGGAACAGAGACTATTTGGAATGAATACCACAGGGACAAAGATCCTGAAAATAACGAGCTTGAAATTACAGCAGGAATGCCGATTGGTTTGAAATTATCGGAAGTTATTTCTATTCAACAAAATAATTACGTAAATTTGGACGGTCGTGTGGTTAGGGTGAATTATATCGAGATTAATCCAGACGACAGGGATGCAATTATTGATTTTGAAGAGAGGAAAAATATTACAAACATAAAAACTGAACGGATATGATAAATGATATTTTTAACAACGCAATTAAGGCTTTAGAAGTAGGAGTTTCTGAAACTTCAAAAATTATAAAGCAAATAGAGAACGACCCAAGTCTTCCGCCAGAGCAACTTCAACAGTTGAAAGATGCGAATAATAAAAATATCGAGGAGTACAAGAAAGTAAGAAAATTAAAAAATGATAACATTAAGTAACCATAGATTCAGCGTAAGAGGAAGAACGAACACAACTAACTACTTGCTGGCGAATGTAGGTCAGATGGTTACGCACAAGTTCATCCTTGATTTTTCTTACAATTTCAACTCGTCAAGTCAATCACAAATCATTATTTCAGGGCTTAATGAATTAACTTTTTTAAACGGCACTTTTACGGATAAGGGAATAATTGTAGGCGATTCATTAGATGTTAATGCTGCTGTTGACGGTGGTACAGATGTTGATGTTACTGGCACAGTTGACTCAATCAATGGCAATGTTTTAACATTTGACAGCGATGTGTTCACAGCAGGACAAGTTAATGAGTTATTTCCGTTGCTGGACAACGCTGCTATGTTTATTGTGAATAACACTCGGTCAGCACCTAATAGCATTGATTTATTTTACAATTTTGCGCCAAATTCAGAGCAAAACCCAACAGTCAACTCTATTTGGGATGGTACTGTAAATCAATTCCAATGCACACTACCAACTGTAGATGGTGATAGTGTTACATTGCAGCGTGTGGGGTTAAAGTCAGGAGGTTATTTCTATAATGCGACAGTTGAAAAGCTAGATCCAAGCGGTGAAATAGAGGTAAGCATCACCTATCTTATTCCTTTGGCGAATGAGCAAGTTGATTTTAACCGACCTAGTGTTTTAAATCAGAATAACACCGTGAAACCTTACGTTAAAGTTGACGGATATTCACAGTTAAACAACCCTAACAGCTTTATAAGTGGCGAGCTTAAAGACACCTTGGGGAATGTCGGTTGGTATAACGAGAATTACAATCAAGGGAGTGATGATATTTCAGTTGATATAGTAAGTTATGAAGATTTAAGCGGAACACCTCTAACGTCATTAAGAGTTGATATTGATTCAACGTTAGTTTTCCGAATAACTTCAAGCACGTTCACGTTTGATGAGTTGACCGAGATTGAATTTCGTAACATCTTGCCTTTTTCTGTTACAAAAAACAACGCTGATAACTATTTTCAGAATTTTAAAATGTCAAATAGTTATGTTAGCAACTCACCAGCAGTTAACGAGAGCTTTCACTCACCGTTTCTTGAGATTGACAACATCACAATAACACCAATTACAGATGGCTTAGAAATATCACTTGACATATTACCAGATGAAAGTGAAATTGCATCTATTCCAGAGGACGAGCGATTGGTGAGATTTACAGCTAATTTCAATGATAAAAACAACGGCAACAACATCACAAAAATAATAAGTGAAACAACTTGGTCGGGTCGTCCAAAAGATCCGAAATTAGATACTGATGTTGTTGGTAGTCTTTTCTTTAATCATGCTAACACCTCTTTAGATATCCCAGACGATGAAACACCGAGATGTTCGGACGATGACTTTGTTGTGAAAAGTTTTTTTAAGGTTAATGAAAATGAAGGCGTAGACTATATCAAAAACACATTTCAAATCATTCGTGATTCAGATGGCACGGTTGTTTGTGACTTGTACAGCAGGTTAATTGATTTTACTCAATTCATTCAATTTCAGGGAAAATATTTAATTAATCAAACTGAAAATATCCAACAGTTCTTAGATTCTTTCCAGCGTAACCAATGGCGAATTTCCAGCGGTACTATTATTTCAGGAGAATATAAAATCACTCTTGAGGACTCCATTTTCGTTGATTGGAGGTACTGGCTTTCGTTACCTAATTTTACCCCCGACTTTTATGACCCAACTGTAATTGTTAACGGACAATCAAAGAAATGGGCTAAATACTTGGGTGTTGCAGGTTATTCAGCGAGGTTAAGAAGTGAGATTTCTAAAGAAGGTGAAGTTTTTTATAATGACTTTGACTTTGATTTAATAGACTATAACAAAGGCACGGATAACATTAGCACAGTTATTCAATTTTATGATGAAGATGATAACGAAATTACAGAATTGATAAACAATACAGTCGTTAAGGTTGTGGCTACTCACACTTATTCAGATGCTCAAGAGTTTAACGAATCTAAAGCGTGGACATGGATAGGGGTAAGACCTAAAGAGGGCGCACCAATGAAACGCATCTCGTCTGCATACGATTGGACTATTCAGAACTTACCTTTACTCCCTTTAGATAGCGAGGACAGGGGGGTAATTGAGTTTCCATCTGCTAATGTATGCCGTATAACTTGCCAAGTTAACACTACCTTGTTAGCTAATGTAAGCACCTTTGTTTCTCGTGTTTTTGATGAAGATGCCGAAAGCGTTATGAAGCACAATGTAGACACTCAAGAGGTGACAAAATTCGACATAAGAACAGATCAAGAAGACGAAGAAAGGTTGGACAAAGGATGTGGTGAGCCTTGGCTTGTTCTTGCCGACCCTAGCGATTCAACGACATGGAAGAATGATCATACATTAGTGTTTGAGAAATGTTCAGAGTTGAATGTGTACACTATTCACAATGGAGTAAAAGAAGTCGCAAAAGGTGTGGTTATTGATTTTCCAAATGATTCAGAAACTAAGGGCTTCCTAATTGACTGGAGACTTTACTACGATGGTAGCAATGAGCTGATTCAAGGTCAATATACAGTAGTGTATGACTACACAATAGCAGGTAAGTCGTTTGATGTTGTTCAAGGCTGCTACAACCTTTATAAGTACGATAGGAGAACAGCAGAAGGAACTGTTAGAATAGCATCAATATTCAATGATTTTAGCGAGATTTACAATGTAGATTTCAGCGGTTCAGGGGCTAGAGATTCTGTCAGGTTGAACGGTTTCTTTGGTTATCGCCAACCGAATTACGAGACAAAAAATAACACCGAGTTAAGTAGAAAAAGAAATAAAGTTTTTAGAAAATCTAACAACGTTTACTCTTTAATCATTGAGCCAACAACGGAATGTAAAACTAGAAGGGTGGAAGAGCTACACTTGCTACACTCCAACAACTGTTACATTTCAGATTTTAACGACTTCAACCACGTTAAGAACATTCGAGATTTACCTGTGATTCTAAGTGATGACAATACTCCAGAGTTAGATTACTTTGAAGGAGTTGGAACGAGATACGCCAAGGTATTAGCAGAGTTTAAAGATGTAGTTTCTGCGAGAAAATCGAAGAATAACGGACTTTTTCAAGACGTTCCAGTGCCTGATGTGGGGCTTTGGAAAGGCGTTGTTTGCGTGGGTGGTGATTCCAAAACCCGACTCCACGCATACGACCCTATTAACAACTATTCTTATTGTGGAGTTGCGCAAGGGTCGAATATTCCACCGACAGATATTTTTGAAGTCACAAGAATTGAAGTATTTTTGGATGGTACAACAGATGTAAAAACAGCAAGTGGTGTTTGGAATGATAGAGAAAATTTAAATTATAATTGATATGGAAGAAAAAAAGTATAGTATAGTAATTAATTACATAAATGGTGCATATGTAATGGTATTCAAGTCTTGGGATTTGGATGAAGAAGGTAACAATATTAATGTTATTAATTTCGCAAAAAGAAATTTAACATTAAAGGAAGTTAAAGACAAAATAAAAGAATTGAAATGATTATAACGAGCGCACAAAATGGTAATTGGACAGATACCTCTACTTGGGATAGCGGCACAATTCCTACAATTAATGATGATGTTGTTATAGCACATCAAGTTGTTGCTGACACTTCATTTATTGAAGTGAATAGTATTACAACTAATTTATCTCCAGCTACTTCTAGAAACTTAGAATTAGTTCAAGATATAACTTTTGTCTCAACTTTACCAGTGCAACCTGGAAATGGTAATGGTACTCCTTCCATAGGTCTTTTTTGGATTAGAAGCAATATCAACTACACTCTTATTGCTCCTGCTTTTATTTCAGCCGCAAATGGGGCTGCTAATATAGTAGTAAGATCCACAGCAGTAGCAACGGGCAATATAGTAGGTGATTTATTTGGTTCAGATACTTCTGCTAGCTCACCCTGTATAAACATTAATAATATATCAGGGCAAGCTCTTAATGTAACTGGTAATGTATATGCTGGAGCTTCTAATGGAGTTCAGGCAGGTGCATCTGTTGATATAAATATAGTAGGTGATGTATTTGGTTCTGGTGTTTCAGGTATTAATAATTCAAGAGAAGTTAACTTAATAGGTAATGCACACGCTTCATCAACAAGTAGAGCTCTACAAGCTAATGAGCTAACTATTAATGGGTTTATGTACAATAATAATGGAAATATTGCGTGTGATGTCAATAATAAGTTATACATTGACACTCCTGTGATGGAATATCTCACTCAAAGAAGTGACAATAGCGACTTTTGGCTTTATTCAGCAGGGGTGTCTTTAGGTAATCCTGACCCAACAGATGTTAGAGAAGGCGTAGAATATGGTCCAAATGATGAGCTAGAAGGCGAGATTGTTATACCCGATGAGAGTAGTGTTACTCTTGGTGTGCCTTATGACATAACAAAGGTAGGTACAGCGAATAATACTGCTGAATCTTTTCTCCAAGCTATACAAGATAATACAACTATTCCAGTTGCAGAAAGACTTCGCAATGTGGCGACTGTGCAGACAACGGGGGATCAATTTAATGGCTTTGAGTAATGAAAGATAACATGGACTTATACACAATGTCGGTAGGTTTAATATCGGCAATTTTGAAAGGTGTGAAAAAACATTTTAGTCTAAAAACGATTATAATATCAGCTATTAGCGCATCATTTCTCGCCCTTGGAACACTAGGGGTAGTGATGTACTTTATGGACGAATTAGACATGCGTATGGCTATCTTTGTGGCTTTTGTGGTCGGGTGGATTTCAAGCGATATTACAGACGCATTAGAGTTAATTGTTAAGGATAGTTATGAGATTTTTCAAGCGTGGATGAAAAGTCGGGTGAATAAGAAATAAAAAGCACCCTATTTGAGTGCTTTTAAGATGCCTTCCAATCGTTTTTTGTAAATTTGGGATATGAGAGAAATAAAATACATCGTGTGCCATTGCACGGCAACAGAGCAAGACGCAAAAGTTGACGCTATTCTTAACTTTTGGTACAAAAAATTAGGATGGAAGAACCCTGGTTATCATTTCCTAATAGAATCAAATGGAAAAATTCACAACCTTCAACCTATAAGTAAACTATCAAATGGGGTTGCTGGCTATAATGCCAATTCTATTCACATTTCATATATTGGAGGTAAAGACAGAGACGACCGTACAGACGCACAGAAAAGGTCAATGCTTGCCGTTGTGATGACTTTAAGCGCTATGTACCCAGATGCAATAATTCAAGGGCATAGAGACTTCCCCAACGTAAATAAGAGTTGCCCACGATTTAACGCTATTGATGAGTTTAATCATTATCAACCACAAGTTTAAACGTACAGAAATCAATAGATTTTCTGCATGAATATACGCCTTGCACGCTTATACCGTGTTCCTTTGCATATTCCTTGACTGATTTCAACTGTAACAACTCTCGAATTGATTGCAATATTTCAATCAAATCTTTATTCGATAAGTCTCCACCGTAGAAGTCAAGTTCTATTTTTTCCTTGTATTTATTAGTTTTTGACATTGTTTAATTTTTTAAATGGCATGTAGCCATGAGTTATAGGGCATTTACTGCAATCTCAAAGACCTAAACCAGTTTAACAATCTATTTTTCTCACCAAGAGAATAACCCCATTTTCCAGTAATCAAAAAGGTTATTGGTAGCCCTAGAATCATTAGTAGCATTGTGAGTAATGCAAATGGCAGAGTTAACCTTGTCCAAAAACTTACAGGCTCTTTTTCTTCGTAGTAAAAATCCATTCTCAATTCAATTAACCTATCTGCCATTTCTTCACTACTAAGTTTTGAAAGTTCAGGGAAAACCTTTTTGAATCTCGGCATATAATTAGCATATCCGTTTGACCAAGTACGCTTTAGTTTTCTGTAAATCATAATAAAAACGCCCTATAACAAAGTGTATAGCAAATAGCCGTTATTGGGCTGTAATTAAACTATTTGCGTGTTTATAAATTATTTTATTAACTCAATGGTCTGTGCTTTCAATCGGCTACTTGCCATACACGAAACGTTGTGCGTAATGCTAAAGATCATCGAGCGAGTTTATAACATCGTACCAAAATTTACGCAATTCAGAAAAGTTTGAATCCCACGTCCCTCTTTTCAAGTCGGTTAATTCAATTTCTTTAATTATTTCTTGACATTGCTCTCTTACTATTTTCTTTGCAGAATTCTCTATTTTCTTAAATTCTGACAAATTGCTTTTTCTTATTCCTTTGTATTCAACTATTCCTTTGTATTCAACTAAATCGGAAATTACACCAAATGTAGTAGATACCATTCTAAATGCTTTTTCTTTTGCTTCCATTGTTTTGATTATTTAAGCACTACGCACAACATGCAATATAAAACATGCTGGGTTTAGTGCGGTTATTATTCATTTTATCTCGTATCAAAGTTCGTGCGGCTCGACAGTTTTGTGCTTCGTAATCCAGCACGTTTCATATTGCCGACCGTTAGCGGTAATGCTACCACCGCTTAACCGTGACTTTATCACCACACTTTTTAGTGTCAAACATTTGCTGGCTGACACGTTTTTGTATTACTTCATTCCTATTAGCTATAAACCATACCCACTTTGCACCTACTTTATGTGGTGCAGGTGGTGGCGTAACTCTTGGAGGAACAATTACAATGGCATAGCTAATAGTTTTTTCACTTTTATTGCTCATGTGTTCGGGAGTATATTCCTTTGCTACTAAATAGCCAGTAAATGTTTCGTTCTCATCAACGCACCCTGAAAGCACTACCGCTAACAGCACATAGGCAAAAAAGCCGTTCATTTTTCTATTTAACATTTTGTTTAAATTTTAGTTTATCGTTCTAATTAAGTTTTCGTTTCGGCTTCTTCGCCTATCTGCAAAAACGTTATGTGCAAGTGCTACCATAGCGTTAAAATTCGAGTTTTGTCTTCCAAACGCTTACAGGCATTATCGTAGTAACCCTTATTTATTTCAAATCCTATAAGTTTACGTTTTAATTCCCAACAAGCAATAGCAATACTTCCGCTTCCTAAATGAGTGTCTAAAATCAAATCATTTTCATTTGTGTAGTGAGTAAGCAACCACTTATATAAATCAACAGGCTTTTGCGTTGGGTGTATCTTATTAGGTTCAGCAGTTACAACGTGCTTTCTAAATATCTTTGCGGGTTTTTGAAAACTCATCCAAGCCATTTCACACATTGCACTACTAAAATCTTGTGGTTGCTTTTTATCCCAAATAATGAAGCCCTGAGATGGTGGTAAATCAAAGTAGTTTCCACCCCAAATGATTTGATTTTTAGATACTCTCATAAGTTCATCAAAGTATTGCTTGTTGGGTATTGCGTTATCCCAATCACATTTTTCAAACTTTTGGCGAAAAGGGTTACTACTTATTCCTATTCCATAAGGTGGGTCTACTATTGCAATATCAAAGTGGTTATCATCATATCGTTTCAATGCCTGTAAGCAATCCTCGTGATAAAACGAAATTAGTCCTCCGAAATCCGCACCAGCACATAACACGGGTTTGGCAAAAGCGGGGTTTCCGTTTTCCAAATCAACTTTTGTATGTAAATCAAATTCTGTCATTCTATTAAACTTTTGTGGTTAAATTCCCCGCCTTCGCCAAGCCCGAAAACGTTGTGTGCCATTAGTCCCTGCACCCCCAATCACCGTGTTTGCTTTCCATCATTGCTTCGTGTTCAATTCTATCCATAAACACCTCGTTTTTGCAGTAGTTATAAGTTTTTTTGTCAACGCTCACACTATCTACATTTTCTTCAAGCCATAGAATATAACTGTATTCACCTTCATTCATTAAGTCATCTATGCTTTTACCCTTGTGTTTTCCAAATGTTAATATCATAATCATAAAATTAACGGCACACAACACTGTATATAGTTAATGCGCCAAGTTAGGTCAGTGCTTTATTCAATCGTTTGTGGTAGGCGCACTAACCATATACCTACCGTTATCGGCAACCCTAAAAGAGTGGTGGTACATAAGACCAATAGACAACGTTTTCAATTTCGTAATCTGAAATATTATCATAGAAGTTTCTAAAATGACTTCCATCCATACATCCTTCATACATTACACCTACGTGTATTTTTTCATCATCGGTTGCTAAAAGCAAAGTATCACTTTTCAAACCGTCCCAATTTCCAGACTTTACAGCTATTGGGGTTTCATCGCTTAGTTTTTTCCAAACCATTTTATTGTATATTTTAAATTAATAATCAGAGAAAGGGCAGCCGATAACACGCAATATAGCAAATGGCTGTATTCGTGGTATTTGAAGCGTTCTGCCTCGCATTATCGGTAGTGCAACTTGATAGGCTTGTAGCCCGTAATCAGCCACTTGCCATATTGCAACCGTTGGGCGCAATGCTAAAACCAACTACCTGCCAACGCTTCAAGTTCTGAATGAATAATCCATTTTTGAGCAATTAACGCTTCTAATCCTAATTCATCAGAAGTCATATTTATCAAAAAACCTTCATCATTTGTGCCTTTACAATAAACAGTAAGTTTGACGTTTTCGGGCATTTTGTTTTCCCAATTCAATCCATCGGCGTTTTTGTCTTTTGGATAAATATCTGTGAACTTGTCCAAATGTTCGTAGCATAATTGAACTACTTTGTTTTCTTCGATTTCTTCTTGTGTCATTATATTGATTTTAAATTTGTTACTAAATAAGCCCGAACGCATAACACACGTTTGGCAAAAGTGGCGGTGCAGTTCTCCGCTCGACATTTACTGCTATATTCAACATTCGTTCTCCGCATCAGCATTTGTTGTTAAAATCGCCACCTTCGCCAAGCGTGAGAACGTTAGCCACAAGTGCTACGTTCTACTTTCATTTCAAGCTCTCTGCCAGTTAACGCAAAAAATAGATTCTGCAACTCGTGGACGAACTCAACTCTATTCATACTTACTCGCTGTTCATCTTCGTGGCTCATTTCAGGCACTTGAGCATATACTGGATACCAATACCCATTTGAAGGAATAAGTTCTAAATAATGCGTTTGTAAGTCTATCCAGTAGTTGCCGTTATTGTCTTTCACAAATCCAAAAACTGTAAGGTGTGGTATTGATATTTTCAATCCGTGCCTTACTCTTGTAGATAGTTCGTCCACTCTTTCAATTTTGTGAGTACACCCTTTTGGTTCTTCTACCAAGTTTCCAATTCTAAAATTTTTTGCTTCCATTTCGTTTTTAATTAAAGTTTATTCTAAATATTCCGCACCAGACACACAACACACGCTATAGCCCATACCCTTCGGGATACGTGCCATAGCTAACACGTTATCGGCAACCCTAAGACAACTCCGATTCA